AAAGGCATGGACTTCTGATGACAACAAGACGAGGAAAACGCCTCAACTTACATGACTGCAACGAACTGGATTTCAAGTTCGGAACCAGCAAAGTTCGGGAGCTCGAGATGGAACTGGACTCGGATATTACAAGTCGAGGAATCATAATCCAGTTCGTTCGAGACTGGCAGACATACTCGTTACACAAGGCGCTCATGTACTTAGATGGGTATGAGGAGAAGGGGGAAGTGCCTCGAGGAACTACTTGCATCCTGCGAAAGAAAGCCATGAAGCTATGGCAACTGGAGGAGAAATGAAAAACTACGTGGTAACAATATCCTACGGAATATCCCATGAAGATCTGGACGCTATAAGTATATGGGAGAAGGAAGTTGTCGTCCACCACGCAATCAAAAGTTGTGTGGGGAACGGAGTTATAGAAAGAATCACTGAGTATCGGGAAAGTGATGAGAAGGTTATTGATATATACCCATACAAATGACCGGCACAATAAAGTGCCACTAACAGGAGGAAGAAGCATGGGAATCGAACGACAGGGTGCCTTGCAACACTGGTTTGGTCGCTACCTGCGCCAGGAGCTCAATGACCAGGGAGATTTCATGACCGAGTTCCGCAGCTTGCCGGACTCGGATCGCGCCCAGCTCAGGGAGTGGGCGGAACAGGAGATGGCCACCGTGGTCATCGAAAAGGTTGACAATGACCAGAGCCAGAGCCCTGTCCCCTAGCAGGGCTCATAAGGATGGTGGAGGCTTTCCCTACGGCCTCCACTGTCCAACCTTACGGGGAGGTAAGGTATGAGGAGAACGAGATGGACAGAAGAATGGTATTCAAGACGTATTTATCTTGGGGACGAAGTTGTTCCAGAAGACCTAGCAGGTCTAAGGATCTGTTGGGAAAGCCCTCACTTGGCTAAAGATCCACGAAGGGGCTTAGTAAAGTATCAAAACCCCAGGAGCTGGGTTCATCTGCTCCGCAAGGACCGTGGCATTCCGCCTCGGTTCAAAGTAACATACATCCCTTATAAAAGGAGGAGTTACGGATATGCCATATCCTGATAACTCGAGGGCGCTGGAACAGGTAGGAACATGGGACCCGCCCGAGGACTACCCCGAGTTCGGAATATTAGATGCTCGGGTAGACTGGATGGAGAACTGGAGTGGAAATTCTCCAGTTCTTCAGATCCTGGTCGAGAAGGTTTTCGACCTCAGCGATTTCCGATACAAGAAGCTTGAAGGTGAGCCTGGCGCGAGCTTCCGCGTGAGGAACACTACTCTCTATTGGGCAGAGATTGATGGACAAGTTTCGTACTTCTCTCACAGTAAGACAGACGAGAAAGGATTCGGAGGACGCGTATTTAGGCTGAACGCCGAGAGTGAGGGAGTCGCTCCATATGTAATAACAGGCCCTTGGAGTTCCCGATCATCGTCCATGAATAACTACTTCGATCACACCACTGAGGCAAGCCTAATTGATGAGCTTGAGGGATTTAAGCGGGGGTATACTTTCTACTCCAGCGCCGTAACTATCCCGATGGCACTAGCAGCCCTCGATATTATATATGAGAACACAGGAAAGGGCTACGCGCTTGCTCACTACGAACACTACGGTGAGTATGACTATTATGAGATAGTCAAGATAGTTGGTGAAACTGGAGAAACGATCTTCAAAAGAGAGAAGCCAAAGAAGTACGATCTCCTATACCCGCGTAATCTCTACCACGATCTGTTTGAATGTCCAGAAGAGTCTGACAACGAACTATCCAATGGAGGATATGACATATGAGCCGTCTAGTCCAAGAAAGTCCCAAGGTGAAGAATAAGAACTTCCCTAATATTCAAGAAACCTTTGACTTTAAGGATGAAGATGTAGAGTTCACAGAAAAGTTCAAAGGATGGAAAGGCTACAGGTTCGTGACGCTAAGCAAGATAGCGTCCGAGCTCTCGGTAAGCCCAGATACAGTCCTCCACTGGAGCAACAACGACCAAGACTGGCCGGTCGAGCTGGTCTTCCTCCACCCTCAAAAAAGGAAAGGGCACAGAATTAGCAGCGACGACTATATCCTGCCTGTGGAGGCGCTGGAAAAGCTGAGGGCGCGAGGATTCCCCAAGAAATGGGTGAATCTCGTGGAGAGACTACGAAAAGAAAACGAGCAGCTGCTACGACTCCTGGAGAATAGCGATGCCAAAGGAGAGTAAGCATAAGTTCTATCATATAGAACCTGTCAGCCAGGAGGCCATCGAGACTATCCAGAATATAGTCTCGATGGCCGTAGACAATAAGATGATAGGAGAAGCTGACGCCGAAAGAGCTCTTAAGATCCTCTCCACCAATCCTCATAACAGACTTACAGTTCTAGGAAAAAGAATGGCTAGACTCCTGGAGCAGATTGAGGAGATCAAGAGTATGGATAGACGGATCGAAGTTATGGGAGAGAAAGTAAAGGAGGAGTTCGAGGGACTTAAAACTATCATCGAGTGGAATCCTAATTGGAGAGGGGAGGAGAATTGATTGATAGAAATCTTATCAAACATCTATGTCTTGATGCTCCTAGTCCCAACTTTTTATACTATCGCATCAATAGTAGTGATCATATGGAAGAACTATGTAAGGAGGAAGAGATGGTAAAAGGAAAGATAGTAAAGACTGACGGGTACGTGGAAGACAAAGAATGGCCTACAGTCCCGAGTCTTGAAGAGATGCAGAGGATCGTGGGAGGCTATATCGAAAGAGTCACGGCTATGTCCCTCACCATAGACGAAGAGTATGAGGTGATAGCCAATGAAGATGGTCTTATGCTAGGCCTCTCCTTCAACGAAGCAGCCAAGGATATAACCGGGTATACATTCTTTGGAGACATTCTAATATTCAGCGGAACCCCCATGAAAGATGAGGGGTAAGCATGGCTAAAAGAAAACCCAAGAAGCTAAGTCGTGAGCAGAGCTGGGCAATGGATCGTAACAGAGCCAATGGACAGATAGGCTTTATGATAGGAACTATCAAGTCCATAAGGAGTCTTGACATACTATCAGAGAAGGAGAAGGTGCAACTACAGACAGTTAGAAGAATCCTCACAGATATGAAAGATAGATGGAAGGATCAGAACTCCACTAGCCGTCAACAATTCCTGGATACATGGGATTAGAAAGGGGTTGAAAAATATTTCACATCTTATGAAAATATCCCTTGACAAGTGGGTATACTTTGTTTACATTATTATATATCGTTTTTTGAAAGCGGGAACTCATGACAAAGTACTGGACTGAAAAGCACAATGGAAGCACTTACATATTCGCTGACAACGGAAAAGAAATCAGGGTCTTTGATCTGGCTGGACGGTTGGTCAAAGATCTTTCTATCAAACCATCGAAAGGAGGAGCAGGGAAGTAGCATGAGGACCTTGAGGCAGGAGGTATTTGGACAGGGGGAAAGGTCAAGAGAGAAATACTCTCTTGAGGATTTGGGAGCCTTACCCGTTCAAGTCAGGAACTGTGTCAGGCACCGGGGGGTGAATGATTACAGTTTCTGCCTCCTGTCTCTGTAACACATTGTTAGGGAGTTTTTCAATTAACCTTTTAACTGGGAGATAATCCAGTGACTGAAGAAACGCAACTTCCGGCAGGCGTAGTAAGCATTGAAGTTAAGAGTCCCAAGACAGATCGCTCGATTGAGTTCGAGCGTGACTTCGGGGACAGCCTGGAGAAGGCCAGCGAGATGTTCGGCGCTGACGTAGTTCACAGTATCTTCGTAGCCCAGGCTATCATCCGTGCTCAGGGCGCGGCGCGCACAACCCTGGACAACAGCGACAATAGCACTGATGTTGCTATGGAAGCTGGCAAGTCTTACACTCCTGGCGTCGCTCGTCGCGGCGGTGGCGGTAAGAAGAAGGAAGACCCCTACGACATCCTCGCCAAGAAGGTTATGAGCGGGGAGATCAGCCAGGAAGATCTCATGGCCGAGCTCCAGAAGCGGATGGCAGGGTAGTTCTCCTAGTGGAAGGTCGCTATCATAGGGCCTTCCACACTATTACTATGACAACTCTAATTAACATAGATGAACATGAGACTTGGAAAGTCCAGGACGCGACTAAGATCCAAGCCTACATGAACTGTCCTCGTAGATACTTCTTCGAGTATGTACTGGGCTGGCGTTCCGAGATACCAAATAACCATTTGGAGTTCGGTTCCGCTTGGCACATGGCGATGGAAGTCTTCTATGAGAAAGGCGTCTCGATTGAGAGCGCCGCAGAAGGTTACAAGAAATTCGAGGAGTACTATCGACAGCACTTTGATCCTACCTGGGACGAAGGAAACGCTCCGAAGAACCCAGGGAATGCTCTTAGAGCTCTCGCTCAGTACGTCCAAACATATCAAGATGTTGACGACTTTGAAGTCCTGCATATTGAGGTCGCTGGGAGTGTAGCTATAGCTCCGGATAAGCCTATATATTTCAAGACTGATACCATATGTCGAGACAGCTCTGGCGTCTTTTCCCTCGAGCACAAGACTGGATCGTACTTCAGTACGAAGTGGGCTGCACAGTGGAGACAGAAGATGCAGATCTCTGTTTACAGCCACGTTCTCTTCTGCTTGTTCGAACCCGAGGAAGTTTACGGAGTAAAGATCAATGGAGCATTCTTCTCTAATCCTCCTCGGACCAAAGCAAATGGAGAGCCCTATGCTAACTCTCGTGATAATGAGTTCCATAGGATTCCAGTAAGGAAGAACCTTGCTGCGATGCAGGCTTGGCTATTAGAAGTAAATCACTGGTATGACTATATTCAGGATGACTTCCAGAGACTGGCAGAGTCCAGTGAAGGTGATGAAGTCCTCGATGCCTTCCCCAGGAACACTGAGTCCTGTACTCAGTATGGGCCTTGTCCCTTCCTGGACTACTGCTCGATCTGGCACAATCCAGTTCAGCACGCGGATAGTCCTCCGGTGGGTTATACCGTCAGCCATTGGGATCCTCGCAAGATCCCCGGTGTGCGGGAGACTGTTGAGCTCTAATGGCTAGACGAAACTCGATAACTATCCTAGCCGACTCGGTCGAGGTGTCTAAAGGATCGACAAAGACCATCGACGGACTGGTAGTCAAGATCAAGAACCCAACTGAGGATGATCTTATCAGGCTGATCTCGGAATGTAGTTCTCTCCTTGAGTGGAGACGTAACCGATCCGAAGGGCTGGAATGACTGAGAACCCTAAGTTTCTTAAAGTAAAAGAACGCGCGCTTAAGGCTCGCAAGGCCTATCAGGAAAGCGCTAGTCAGTACTCTAACTTCCTGATCTATGGAGACTTCGGAACAGGCAAGACGCAACTGATTTCAACCTGCCCGAAGCCGATCTTCATTGACTCATTTGATCCGGGAGGAACCAAGACTGCAGCTCTTCAGCCAGGCATTGACAACGGGGACATCATAGTTGACAATCGCTGGGAGGGAGACTCGTGGAAAGATCCCTACGCATTCGCGGAGTGGGAGAAGGAAATGCAGGACCGGCAACGAGAAGGTCTCTTTGAGCACATCGGGACTTATGCTTTAGACTCCTTGACTAAGTGGAGCGACAGCCTGATGTATGAGATCCTGCGCCGAGGGTCTGGGGGTAAGACTCGCAAGGGTTCTAATCCTCAACTCCAAGATTATCTGGTCCAGCAACTCACAGCGGTGGACTGGCTAGGAGTTCTAATGGGCCACCCCTGCCACGTTGTAGCAACCGGCCATATAGGTCTAATGAAGGATGATGTCTCAGGGAAGATGGAGACTGGGCTTCTGATGTATGGAAAGCTCAGTGAGAAAGTCCCTCTTGTCTTTGACGAGAAGTACGTTACGAGAGTCAAGTCGAGTTCTTCGGGTGTGTCTTACGAACTCCTAACCCGCAATGACGGTTATTATAAAGCCGAAACCAGAATGGGAGGAGGAAAGTT